AACTGCAAGACAACACGGCGCGACAGTCCCAACCAACACAACCCGCCGCTGCTCCCTACGGCAAACTTCGTGCCCGTCCTTATGTCACGGGTGAGGAAGTCGCCAACATTGTGGATACCTTGGTGAAAGCCACGCAACAGCGTGACCAAGTCATGGCGGTACTCGCCAATCGAATGAAGACCAGCGAAGGCACCCTGACGGGTCTCCAACGCACACATGTGAATGGCGGCTTTGACAGCAAGATACAGAAGGTCTTGGCGGACCTTGGCCTTGACCCTGAATATCTTCCTGACGCCAAAGCCTTCTACATGGCCCATGAGGGCGATGATTTGGATGAGGTCTTCCCTGACCTCTACAAAGACCATGTGGAAAGTCGTCGCGCGATTGACAGGCGAGTGAGTGCACGAGCGAAAGCCGCTGCCCGGCCTCCGTCGTTTATCCCCCGTAAGGGTGGACGAACTGCGGCCCCGAAGGACGTGGAATTGGTGGGACGTTCGTCAGAAGACCGTGCGAGTACGTTGTGGGACATGATGCAAGCTGAAGACGCACAGGACACGTAAATGCCAACTACAGTCTCAAACGTCCAAGAAGCCCTGAGATACGCCTATGGCGCATCGCAGGTGAAGTACGTGATGAATGAAGAAATCGTCATGTTCAACATCTTGGGCACCAAGAAAGAAGATGTGGGTGGTCGTGGGCAGTTCATTATCCCGCTCTGGACTCAGAATCCGGGAGCCTTCACAGGTATTGCTGAAGGCGGCGCCCTCCCCACACCACTCGCCCCTGACACCGCAGAAGCGACATTCTCCCTCCAGGAGTATGTGGCCACGTATGACGTCACCTGGAAACTCATTCAGGATGCCCGAAGCAACAAGTTCGCGTTCGAGCGTGCACTCAAGATGCTCGACACCGGGCTGCGACGGCGCGTCATGCGCAACCTCAATTCGGACCTTCTGGGCACCGGCCGTGGCGAACTGTGTACGCTACCCGCAGCCGACGACCAGACGACGGTGACGGTTGCGGCTGTCCCCAGGCTCGAAAAGGGGATGGTGGTCGATGTCATGGACGACACGGATGACGACACGAAGCTGGGTGACTCGCTCACCGTGACGGCTGTGGATGTCATCAACAAAACGGTCACCCTCAGTGGCGCGCCCTCGGGCACGGCTGCGGATGACTACATGGTCATTCAGGACACCTGCGATGACTCTCTCAACGACTCCTTGCACTCCAACGGCATTTTGGGTGTGGTCAATTCCTCGAATCCTGACAGTGTTGTTGGGAACATCGGGGGCATTAACCGCTCCACGGCTGGCAATGAGTTCTGGGAACCCGTCCACCTCACCAACAGCGGGACCAACCGCGCGCTCACCGAAGACCTGATGCTCCAGATTCAGGATGGTGTGCGAATCAAGGGTGGGGGCACGGGTAACAAGTGGATCACCAACCAGGCCATCACACGTCGCTACCACGAGCAACTCAGAAGCGAAGCGTTCTTCGCCATGCAGGGGATGCCGAAGGCGATTGGTGGGGGGTTAGGTCGGACCAAGAAAGATCCAGGCAGCACGGGCAAGTCACCGTATAACTTCGGTGGTATTGATTGGCACGTAGAACCCTACTTTACGGCCAATGAGGTTGTCCTCCTCGACACCAGTCACTTCTTCCTCGGCGTTGGACAGAATGATGTTCCGCGACCGATGAGTGAGATTGATGATCGCGCGACATTCTTCCGTCAGACCTCGAACGCCACGTGGGAAGTCGTCTGGTATTACCAGATGGAGCTGCTCACAGACAATCCTGCTGCGGCTGGCAGGATCGGAGACGTCGCTGAGACCTAATTCTGGGTGTTAGCGTGTTAGTGGCGGGGCTGACCCCCTTTTACGGGTCGGTCCCGCCAATTTTCAAAGGCGACTCACTATGGGTAGACTTAAATCACTCGCAAATCACGCACCGGTGATCTTTTCGGTGCATTTTACGCCAGGGGAAATGGTTGACAAGCAGGTTTTTACTGCTGACCGCGACTATGAGATCCTGTCGATCACAGAGGTTCACGTCGCGGCTGGCAACGCCTCCTCGACGATGGATGTGGAGAAGTGCGCCAGCGGGACCGCTCCCGCCAGCGGCACTGATGTTGTTGATGCGGCATTCCTCCTTGACTCCACAGACGACACGCCGGTTGAGAAAAATCGTTCCAACGGCGGAATCCTCACCCTTCCCACGGCATTGCTGGCAAAAAGCGACAGCTTGGCCGTGGACATCACCGGCACTGTGACCAACTACGAAGGTGTGGTCACCATTGTCCTTAAACCGCATCGACCGGCTAAGGAGACCTACTAATGGCTACGGCTACACTCACACACACGTATCGTCCGGGTAGCACGCAGAAGGTCTACACGGTTGCGGCTTACACGGACATCGCTCTCAACTCAGCGACGTTCCAGCCCGGAGATTATGTTGAGGTCCTCACGACCCGCGACATATATTTGTTCGTCTCACCCGAAACCATTGTGAAACTTGGTCGGACAGATGGCTCACCGCTCTTTAAGGGTGGGACGTTGGTGATGCGCGACAATGTGGGCAAGGCTGATGCGGATACCGCCACCAGCTTGGCTATCCCAGGCACCCCCTTCTGGGTCCACGGACAGGGTATTGCTGAGACAGATGCGGGCCTGGTGGTCACGTCTCTCGTCGCAGATGGTCCTGTTGGCAATCTGCACACGACCAACGAGACCGCGCATCTTGCCGCGATTGGGTTCGATCCGGCCTTAGCCGCGATTTGGGCACCTGCCACATCAGGTCCTATGCATATCGAGGCGGTCGTCGCGATGGAGACGGCCATCACGGACCGGGACTTCTTCATCGGGTTCATCGGGGCCAACACAGCGGCTCTCGATCCGGTTGTGACCGGGGCCACCACGACCCTCACCTTGGTGCTGGATGATGTGCATGGACTCTTCATGGACACGGGCCTGACGGATGCTGATCGGTTGTTTGCGGCCCATAACAAGGCCAACGCTGCCGCTTCCATCGCCACCACGGCCGACAATGTGGATACCTCGACGGACATGCCCGCCGCAGGGACCTACATCAAACTGCGCGTCTCGATTGACGTCGCAGGGAATATGACGTGTTATGCAAATGACGCGCTCATTTCGACGGTGCCTGCTTCAGCCACCGCCGCCACTGCACTTTCACCGGTCTTGTATGTCGGCGCGAACGCTGCCGCCATCAAGTCGATGTTGGTGAAGACGGTTTCAGCGTGGTCTGAAGCCTAACAACGAGTAGACAACGGGGAGGCATCCACAATTCTGTGGGTGCCCCTTCCTTTCTCATGAGGAGTAACCCATGAATACGTTCAACCCCGCAAAATTCTCCCTCGCTGAAAACGAATTTCTCTTAACCGCGCTCGACTCTCCGCCGATCGTGGCGCTTCGTTCGCTCCCCACCAATGTGAATAAGCGGGCCGTGGAACCGCTGTTGATGCGGGTGCAGGAGTTGGAGCAACAAAAGCTTCATGAAAAACTGACCTGGTGTGGTGTGGAGGCGATTAAAGCCTCAATTGGGGTGTATCTCGAGCGAGCCTCTCGTTGGCGTGCAGACCACAGTCGCGGCGCCCCTCGCTTCCCCTCATTTTTCACCTTTACCAAAAAGGGTGCGCCAGTGTGGAGTGCGCCTGGGACGGATAGTGGGAGTGTCACCACCTACTTTTCCAAGGAAGGACAGCGGAAGTCCTTGGTGCTGGATTTGGTGTCGAAAGACCAGCCAGAGTGGAATCCGGAGTGGATTACCGCAGATGACACGACTACCACAGCAGAAGGGCAGCTGGCCCTCACGCGGAATCGAGAACTGGACCGCATTGAGTGTCCGTGTGGGCATACGGAAAAGTACCGTGATGAGGTCAGGTCGTCCTATACCGCTGCACGTGCCCGGATGAGCAAGCATCTGCGGCGAGCGACAGAGTTGGTGGAAATGCATCGAGGAGTCTACGCGAATGAGTTCTCCAGCTAAGCCGCCGATTGAGAGTATTGGATGGTGGTGGAACCCGGGTCGGGCGGGGGTGCGTTTTGGCCCTCCCCGTTTCCGCGAGCAACTGAAAGAGCTAGGTGAGGAGTTGGAGGTGGTTTGGAACTCCTACGACGAACGGTGGCAGGTGTTTATGCGGAAGCCAACCATCCACCACCCGATTGGGAGAGGCTGGCTCTTTTTGCTCAAAGTGCAGAATGAGGATGGCTCATATCGCCCCCTCGACGAACGCACCCTCTCCACCTTATTCCTCTCCTCGCGCAAAAAATGGGGAAGTGGGGTAAAATATTGGGAGGCGGTACAACGGGAGGAAGAGCGCGAGCAAGAGCAGCGCGACAAGGATTTGTGGCAGGATCGCTTAGACATTGGCATGGAGACCTTTGACCATTCGCAGATTAAGGTGTCCATGTGTGGGAAGTCTCGCGGCGATAAGTTCGCCACCTATCATAGTTAAGGACGGTTATAATGCCACAGATACGCCAACCCCAGCCCCAGATCGGTGGAGGCGGGAGTGGAATTCCCACCGCCCAGCCACGTGCCCTCGACCCCCAATTGGGTGGAGGTGAACTCCCTCCGGAGATCCTTGAACTCCTCATCCAGATTTTGGGTGGCGGTGGACAGGGTGGCACGCTAGGGCCGCAAGGTGGGGGTCCAGGTGGGGGTGTGCCTCCGGGTGGGAGTCTCTAAATGGCCAATGGGCAAGCCCTGCTTGACCTGATGGAAGTGCTGGATAACGAACTCCAGCTCCAAAGCAGCGAGTCAGACGTGACGCGGGGGCTGATTGCCCTCAACACCTCGCAGGATACGTTTGAGTCCATGGTCGCGGCGCAGCCGAACGTGTTGGGGTCGAGTGATGGAGGATTGACGATTGGCGCGAGTCAGGAGACTACGGTGTTTCCTCCAGCCTTACTCCGCCTTGATGCCTTGTGGATGCTGGACCTCGCCACCGGGGTGATTCCCATCTACAAACTCACACCGCTCGACGAAGTGGGCGGGCATGCGATTAATGTACGCTGGCCCCTCACCTTGAGTGCGGCAGGCACCACGACCGGTGCCCCGATACGGTATTGGACCAACGGGCACAAGTTCTACTGGCACCCGAAGCCTGATGTGCAGCGGAAGGCGAGATGGTATGGTTTCCAGAGCGCCCCTGACATCACCGCGAATGGCTTTTTCACCTACCCGGACATCGCCCAACTCCCGATTGCGACCTTTGCGGTCAAACTCTTTCGGGCAGGACTTGGCGATGATTCGGTAGACTTGGACCAAGCCTATTCATCCTTTGGACCCGTGGTGAAGCAACTGGCGTACTTTCATCGAGACCGCCCGAAGAGTTTGTCTTACACGCAACACCACACGACGTAACCCCTTTACACAGGAGCCTCTCATGCCGAACCCTATTGTTGTCACCCTTCAATCCGCCACGAGTGTGGATGAGACCCCGGGTGTCGTGTTGGGTCCCGCGATCCTCGCCGGTCGGACGAACCACTCGGTGTATATTGTGGGCAGTTCGGGTGTGGCCTCTGGTGCGGTCACCTTCGAGACCGCGCATGACCCAGATTACACCGGCACATGGGATGAGTTAGCCAGTGCGGTCACGGTGGTGGCGGATACGGTGGACCGCGTGAGTCTGTCGAACACGGCACTCGCAGCTGCACGGTGTCGCATCTCCACGGTGATCGCCAGCGGCACCGTTACGGTTATCTATGTAGGCCATTAAGTGCCGCGCGACCTGTCGTTTCTCCAACTCACCACCTTTCTCGGGACGGAGGAGGGGTTTTCAGACGTTGTCGTCCCTGACTTCTATTCCCCATCCGACTCTGTCAATGTCTATGTGGACAAGACGGGGAGGATTGCGCGTATTTTAGGGACCTCTGCGAAATCCGCCGACCTGGTGACGGATACGGGTTCCACCGCCGCGAAGGTGCTGTCACTCGTCCCGGTGAATGATAGTAATGGGAAGACGAACACCGTCTTTGCGTATTTGTCAGATGGGGTGAATGAGGCGGAGTTGTGGAAGGGCACGTTGGCGGGGAGTTTTGCGGACTTCGCCTTTTCCAAGGAAACCTCCACGTCTGCGGTCACACTCCCAGCCGATTGGACGGCGTTTGGGGACAACACCTACATCACGTGTGCGCCTGGCACACCACAAAAATGGGATGGGTCGTCACTCACGAATGCTGGATTGACGCAATCCCCGACGGTGACGAGCGTAGCAGGCTCCGCGACGACGCATGCGGGGACGTATCGGTGGAAGCTGGTCTCGATGGTGGGTCCGACCCGCCAACAGGGAAGCGTGGCGTCAACCGCCCTCGCGCTCAATGATGAAGATGCTGACCTAACGTGGACGGCGGATACTGACGGCACGGTGACCGGGTACGAACTCTACCGCACGACAGGGACGGGAGAAATCTTCTACTTCACCGACTACATCGACGGGAGGCTCACGGCGAGCTACACCGACATTATTCCAGACTCGGTGATTTTGGGAAACCGGGCACTGCAAGAGCAGGGGGATGCGCCGCCTTCTTCTCAATTTGTCGAGACACACAAGGAACGCACGTGGTGGGCGAACACCGCCACCAACCCGAATCGGCTGTGGTGGTCAGACCCCGCGCGTCCGGAGAGTATCGGGGCACTGAACTTTATCGATCTCCATGATCCCGAAACGCGCTCTCCCGCTATCACCGCTGTGGTTGGGGACTTTGAAGGACGTTTGACGGTGTGGTCGAGAGGGTCGATTTGGTCCGTGAGCGGCACGATGACGGTGTTGGCGAATGGCGTGCTCGACCTCTATGTGACCAAGACGGCCGCGAGTGTGGGTGCCACGAGTCGTCGATCGATCGTCAGAGTGCCCCGTGGCGCAGTCTATCGTGATACCTTCGGGCGCCTCCAACGGACAGATAAGCCTGAGCTGGGCTATCTCTCCTCACATGGCGACATTCGATTGTTTGGCGGTGAGAGCGATGTGATTATCAGTGGAGCCATCCAACCCACGCCCTTCGCCTCCAATCCCCCCGACCCCTCTGACAACGCATCCTACGCGACCCATGACGAGAGCCGCTCGCTCATCTGGTGGTCCATCCCCACCACCGAAGCCGTCGCGAACTCGGTGCAGACGATTGTGTGGGACTATAAACACGGCACGTGGTATCGGTGGACAGGGATTCAAAGCCAGTGTTCACTCGTCGCCAAGACGTCCACGGAAGGCACGTCACTTATCTTGGGCGCGGAACCCGCTCGGTTGAGTGCAGCCGCCGGGGTGAAGATTCTTCAACTCTTCACCGGGAATACGGATGTGGACAGTGCCGCGATTGCTGGGCGGTGGGTCACACGCACCCTCTACCCTGCGGCGGAGGATGCGAATGCCCTAGATTTACACACCACCAAGCGGTTTCGCTGGGTGGATATGGCACTCGGAGCGAATGTCGGGGCGATTTTTCTCAAGGTGTGGCCTGCGCATGCGGATGCGGACAGCGGTGACACGCCCCTCTTCACCTCCACCATTGCCGCTGCGACACTTGTCGATGCAGACCAAGGGGTGGTGCAGCTGAAGACCCTGTTGAAAAGTTCGACAGGACGTTACACCCATGCCACAGGTATTCGACTGGAGGTGGGGAACACGGCGTCTGGGGCACCCTGGAACTTGCAAGGGATTACCTTGGCGTATCAAGCCATGCCTGGATTGAGGCGGAGGAGCGGGTAGTGCCGTTTGATCTCGTCACCATTGACCTCGACCGGATTTATCGAGGTGACCCCAAGGCGACGGGTGATGCGATTCGTTTCCTCTATGGCTCCATCCCCCAACCAGGCTCGTCGCGTAAAACGCTCGCGGATTTCTACGCCCACACCTTTGGCGCCATCGACGAATCCATCCAGATGGGGTCCATTCATGATATTGGGGTACCGGTCGCGGCCACCCAACTCGCTAATGTTGGGATCGTCATCAAAACCCCTGGCAGTGGAACGACAGATGAGTGGATATTAAGCGGGGGTGCGGATTCCCTCGATTCCTTCTTTGCTATCTCCCTCAACAACACCGCTGTTGTCCCCATTGAACGCGCGCTGACCATTTACAATGTGAGTGGCTCGAAGTTCATCGTGGGTCCCCCGATTGGGTCCGCCACCAACATGACCCATGAACTCGGCACGGCTGTGGATGCCTGGACGAAGATTTACGGCGATGAGATCAAGACGTTTGATCTGAAGAGTCAGTTTGATACGAGTCCGTCGGCCGGAGCCAGTGGGCAAGGGATATTAGTCACCACAAGTCTCAACGAAGCCTCCAGCGGCGTCCACCCTGTCTTGGCAGGGATGAAGGTCGGCACACCCACCATCACCGGAGGCGCCGCTACCACCACCGAAGCCGTCTGTTTGTATGTCGATGCGGCCCCCTCAATTGGGGTCGGGAATTACAGCATCCTGACAGCCGGAGCCGTGAGAAGTGGGGC